GCTCGGAAAGACGGCAAAATAGTCAGGTGGCGTAATTGGTTGCCATACAAACTTGGAGGGTTACTTACTTTAAGTCCCTGAATGCAGGTTCGAATCCTGTCCTGACTGCTAAAAATTATAAGTTATGATATATCTAGATTTAGGATTGCTAGCAATCCATGTACTAAACGGAATTATGTTTAGAAAAAACAAAGAGTACAAATGGTCCAACTTTAGTTGGTTTTTTGCCGGACTACAATTGGGCTTTGTTTTAATCCACTTAAGAGAAATGACTAATGGATAAACATTTATACCCCGTATTAGCAGTACTTACTATGTTTGTAGCATTTTTTGCTATCAAAGTAATAGAGTTTTGGTGGGATAACCGAAAACAAAAGTAGTATATACGTATTAAAGTATGGAAGTTAAGAGCATAACAGGGTTAGAAGATCTATTAAAAAAAGAACTAAAAGTAGAAAACCTTAATAAAAAAGCTTTGACTGAAACATGGAATGTACTACATTCGCCATCAAATCAAGGACATGAAGTAACTAAAGAACATTTGGTTAACTATTATACAACTTGTTTAAGATTTGAAAATTTAAAAGATTAATAGGTTAATTGGGAACAAATACATCCTTTAACTGTAGAAAGGGCGGATGTCCATCGGTTAGTAAAGCCAATTGTAAAAGTAGATGTCCACGCACCCATCTTCTACTTTCCTAATATACTCAGGTGGCGGAAGTGAGATTACCGCGGTAATCCGATAGACAGACGCTAGGGTAACTACCCAAGTTAGAAATAACATGAAGGTGCAAGTCCTTCTCTGAGTACAATGAGTAAGAGATACTCATCGGTCTTCGAATCAAGACCTAAAGAATGATTCCGCAGAATGTCTACGGCGCGAGTGGGACATCGTGGGATAAAGGGACTGACACAATCCCTCCCAGTAGTGTTGGATGTTTTTAACGGGTAAGACCAGCAGGTTTTTAAGAAATAGAAAACCGATAAATCTACTCACCATAATCTCAGGGTGGGGAATTTGCGCTCTTAGCTCATTCGGTTAGAGCAACTGACTCATAATCAGTAGGTGCCTGGTTCGATCCCAGGAGGGCGCACAAAAGTAAGTTCTTTGAAATAAAAATTATAAGGAGAAAAAATTATGGAAACAATGTATTTTGTTTTAGGTATGCTCTCGATTATTGGAGCTATTGTGATGGCAACAATCATTTGGGGTATAGTTAAGATTAGCAAATTGTTAAAAGCAATTAAACAACAAGAAGAATGGATTATTAACTCTGATCGTACCATGTGGGAAATTGTAAGTCGTTTGCGTGAAGAATTAGAACGCAGAATGGATAGTATGGATCATCATGCTAATAGTTATATGAATGATTTAAAAAGGGAGTTAGATGATAGGTTTAGACATCAATTAGATGAAAGTAAATCATATACAGACTCACGTTTTGATAAAGCAACAGGATTAAATGGTGCTAAACAATTAATTAAAGGATAAATTAACCATAAGGAACTTACTTTTGAGAGCGGCTTGCCGCTCTCTTTTTTTCCATATATATTTATATACATGGATATAAACAAAATTTTTAGTTTATTTAGATCTGACGATGACCCTACTCCTGAGGAGAGAAATATAGCTACTAATGCTGAGTTGGTGGATCACCCCTATGTCTATATGGGTCTTTTTAAGAAATTAATTACCAATTATAATACATTTAGTCACCAATTATTTGAATTTATGCGAAGTTCAAGCGTAGACTTAGATGTAGAAAAAATGGAGAAAGCCGGCGTTCATATGGTTTATTGGAGAGCATATGATCATCTAGCGAAAATTGATTTAACCAACAGTCTTCACGCAGAAATCATACAAACTTATGCTGATATTAAATTTATTCAAGCATTAGATGCGTGTCTTCAATATTATGAAGATATAGAAGAGTATGAAAAATGTGCGTTCTTAAAACAAGTAAGAGATATAGCTAACTTCTCTTAAAAATAACTTGGATTCCAATCTCTTCAGATGTATAATATGATCACGGGTTATGAGAATGAATGGTGTGAGAGAACGAACGTATGAATGTGATATCAATTATTAAACGAATATAATATGAAAAATAAAAACAATGTATTACACCAATTAGATAAGATCGATGGTGTAACAAATCAATTAAACTTTATTGTTAAAACTCAACAACCAATTGAGGATTACATTAAACTTTTAGATACACTGAGAGAAATAGTAGATCAAACTCGTTCATTTGTTGAAAACGAACCTCAAGCATATAACTAATATGAAATTAACAGCAGAACAAATCCAAGATAACTGGGATAAATTACTATCTAGAATAGATGCATATATCAGTGAACCACGCCGTTCACAGTTACTTGATTTCTACTCTAATTACTCAGAACGTCTTATATTAATGCCGGCTGCTCATAAGAAAGAATATCATAACGCTTTCCCGGGTGGTTATGTAGATCACGTATTACGAGTAGTTGATTGCGCTCTCAAATTAAATGATATATGGGTTGAAATGGGAGTAGACGCTTCCACTTATACTAAAGAAGAATTAGTATTTGCAGCTCTAAATCATGACTTAGGTAAAATGGGTGATGAAAACCATGAAGCATACATCTCTCAGGATGATCAATGGAGACGAGATAAACTAGGCGAAGATTATAAATTTAACGATCGTTTAGAGTTTATGTCAGTACCAGATCGTAGTTTACATCTATTACTTTCTAACGGTATCTCAGTATCTAAAAATGAGTGGTTAGCAATTAAATTACATGATGGTTTATATGATGATGCTAATAAACCTTATTTAATGTCTTGGTCACCAGAAACAAAACCTCGCACATCATTAATTTACATCATTCATCAGGCCGACTTAATGGCAGCTCGTATTGAGTTTGAACGTGAGTGGAATCCTAAATTAAAGGGCGAAATTAAGAAGAAAGTTGATAATTTTAGAGTAACTGAAAAGAAACCAACAATTAAAACTAAAGCATTAGGCTCAGTTAAAAGTGAAGGCCTAATGAATTTATTAGATAATTTATGATAATATTAACAGTAATATTAGGAGTATTGGTCGTGATCTTAGGATATACGACCTTTAACCTTCTTAGAAAACTTGAAAAACAAGAAGATATTGTAAATAACCAAGCTACCATCTTAGCGTCATATTTATCATATTTAAACAAAATTTCAGACATAATTGAGTTCTCAGACAAAAAGTTAAAAGAGGTAGACCATAAAGGTTCATTCAAATCAGATGATGAAGTAGGTTTTTTCTTTGAAGAAATTAAACAAATACAAGATACATTAAATCAATTTAAAGTTAAAAACTTATGATCGAGGTGAAAGAAAAAAAGAATACTCAGTACTTTACCCAAGATACTGAAGATGCTATTGTATTATATAATTGTACTATAGATCAAACAGAGCGAGATATATTATATAGAACTCGTATCCATTACCCCTTTTTTAAATTGACAGAGAATATTATTCATACTTTTAAATTTTACTATACAGAAGTAGATAATATTGAAGATTTACAACACGAGGTAATTACATTTTTACTTACTAAATTACACCTATTTAACCCAGAAAAGGGTGCTAAAGCATATTCATATTTTGGTACTATTGCTAAACGTTATTTAATTAATAGTAATAATAAAAACTATAAAAAACGAGTTGAAACAGCACCTATTAGTGAAATTGAATCTAACGAATCGTTTTCATATCGAATAGATGAAGGTTCTGAAAGTGATAAGTTAATTAATTTTATAGATCAATATATAGAATATTGTACTGATAATATTAACGAACTATTTCCTAAAAAGGTAGATGCCCAAATTGCAGATGCTATTTTAGAATTATTTCGTAAAAGAGAAAATATAGACGTCTTTAATAAGAAAGCACTATATATATACATTCGTGAGATTATTGACGCTAAAACCCCTAAAATTACTAAGATAGCCGATAAATTATATGATATATTTAAGCAACATTATTATTATTATTTAGAAAACGGACATACAAATTTCTAATGTCCATATTTATAGAAAATAAATATTATGGAAGGTTTAGATAATATAGTATTTGGTGGTAAAAAATTTTCTGATATTTTAGAAGAAATATATAACAACCAAAAGAAAAAAGACAAACAAATATCTGCTTTAATAGCAGAGTTAAAACCTCTTGTCAAAGAAATAGGTGATGCTACTTTAATTGTTCCTTTAATTAAAGAATACTTAGAAATAAGTGTTAAAAACGATGAACAATTAATCAAAATGGCCACTATTATTCAACGTATTGTTAATAATACTTCAACTAATGCCGATGGTGGTTTTGGCATCTCAGATGAAGAAAAAGCTCAATTATTAGCAGAGATAGATAAATTTAAAGGAGGAGAATAATATGCCTGATTTTAAATTTGGAGTTCAAGGTATAAATGATATTTACTCATCTGTATCTAATTATAATGTATTAAATAATTCTATTTCTACTCCACTAATAAATGTAGCTAGAGTTAAAAAAATTATATTAGATAATTCTGATGAAAAATTATTTAAGCAATTCGGTGATTGGAGTAGTATAGGAACTATATTTTGGTCACCAATAAGTAAAAATCTTGATAAAGATGGTACAACAGAATATAATCCATCAACATACGCTTTACCCTTATTTCCAAATATAAAACATTACCCATTAATAAATGAATTAGTTTACATCATACAACTCCCAGTAAATGATATATCAACAGGCCAGCCTGTAAACAATGGATGGTATTATTTTCCACCAATGAATTTGTGGAATAGTCAATTACATAATGCTTTACCTGAAGAAAATACTTCTAATCCAAATCAAAGTCAAGATTATGTATCTTCATTTCAAGGTGAAATTAGACGTCCTGAAGATAATAGTACTGAAATAAATTTAGGTTCTACATTTGTAGAAGCAAATAGTATAAATGTTCATCCGTTATTACCATATGAAGGTGATGTAATATACGAAGGTAGATTTGGTAATTCCATACGCTTTGGTTCCACAGTTAAAAATGCTGTTATTCAAAATGAATGGTCTAGAGTAGGAAAAAATGGTGATCCTATTACTATTATAAGAAATGGCCAAACAGAATATGACAGTGATCCATGGGTTCCAGAAACTGAAGATATTGACAAAGATGCTTCTAGTATTTGGTTAACATCAACTCAAAAAATACCAGTCACTCCTAGCAGTAATTTAACAGACTCATATGCTAAATCATCACCCCCTAAAGACCCAAGAGAATATACTGAAAACCAAATAGTCCTAAACTCAGGTCGTTTAATATTTAATGCTAAAAATGATGCTATAATTTTAGGAGCTAGAAAAACAATTCATTTAACCGCTAATGAATCTATAAATGTTGATACTAGTAATTATATAGCTTTAACATCCCCAAAAGTATATTTAGGTTCATCCCAAGGTACTGAAGGAACAGACTTACAATCAGCTGTTTTAGGAGAAGAATTAAATTTCTTATTAGCAGATGTAGCTGTATTTTTAGAAACATTATATCTAGCCTTTACTTCAGCCACAGATATTACTGGGACCCCAATTGGATCATTATTATCAATAGCATGTGATGCTCAATCATTAAGCCAAGATATCTTAAAACAAGTAAATGGTAAAACAATATTATCTAATAAAGTAAAAATATCCAAATGATTGATATAGGACCACTTCCTGAAATTCCTGGTGGAGATTTAAACCTGAACGGAGGATCTCTAGGGGATAATATATCAGGTTTAAGAAATAAAATACCAGGCAAAGATTTAAAATCTTTACGTGAACGAGTGCCTGGTAAAAGCTTAAATTTAAGTGGAAGATCTTTACGTGATAGAATCCCAGGCAAAGATCTAGAATCTTTACGTGATAAAATTGAAATACAACAGTTTGCTGTGATACAAGGTAAAGTTGTAGATTCAAACGGAGAACCTTTACGTAAGGTAAAAGTAACTGTGACTGTATCTCCAGGCGAAACTAAAAATGACAGAACAAATAAAGACGGAGAATATCTATTTAGATTTCCAGCTACCTCTATAAAAGATATACAATTAGATTATTCTTTAGATAAATATATAAGTAAGTCAATCACTTCAGTATACCAAACTTCTGAAACTAAAACTAAAATAATATTTGATGTACCCAGAATAACATTAATATTATCTCCAGACCCATCTCAACAGCTAACTTCTCAAGTTGATCTAGATTTAAAGAAACAAATAAACGATATACTTAAACAACAGTTTCCAATACCTAATGTAGCTAAATTAGTTGATACTTTTAATAATAAAAGAGAAACTATCAAAAATACCTTAATTCCATTTGCAATAGCATTAGCACTAGAGTTTGGTACAACTGCTGCTCAAAGCATTGTCAGCAAGAAATTAGCTGAAGTAGATCTTTGCCCAAGTAGTGCCACAATAAAAGGATTAATTGAGAGAAGAAATAAACTTGTTAAACAATTAAATAATTTATATTCTTCTATTACTACTTTAAATAAAGCATCAGACACTTCAGGAACCCTATCTAAATCATTAGAAACAGGCATTCAAACTGCGGAAGCAATTCCTTATCCATCTATTGGTATACCTATTTTAGGATTACCCCCAATAACTGTTGGTGTACAGAATAAAGCATCTGATGCTTTACGAATATTAAAAGAATCCTTAAAAAAAACTAATTTAGGTATTACTTCTATAACAGTAACAGTTGGTTCAATAGGAGTATTATTAGGAACTATAAATCAAATATTAGGCCAATTAGATAATCTATTAGGTCAATGCGCAGTAGATCAAGATATGGATTTAGAACAATTAAATAATGAAATTAATTCATTATCAAACGCGACTGTAACCGCTACCCAAAGTGAAAATAATACTTATAAAGGATTTGCTTTAGAAGTTAAAATAAATGAAAAGAATACGAGTAAATTTATTCAACGTTTTGCTCAAGCATCAAATAAACAAGGAGTACCTGTTTTAAAAACAGAATCTTCATTCGCATCTGATCCTCAAGTATTAATAGATCAATTAAAATTTATAATAGATTCAAATCCTAATATAACAGCTGAATAATCAAATATTTATAATCATATGAAAATCGACGGACTAAAAAAATTAATTAAAGAAGCAGTACGTGAAGCAATTCAAGAAGAGTTAAAAGATATCTTACTTGAAGCAGTTAAATCACCTAAAACAATAGTACAGGAAACTTATACTCCTGCCCCTACTTACAGCACACCAACAATGGTAAATCATGATCTTAAACGTAATTTAAGAAATATGATTGGTGGTGAATTTGATACTACTATAACTGCTAACTCATCTCATGCCCAACCAGCTTATACTCCTCCCCCAGTTAATACAGCTGGTGAAGGATCAAGTTTACCGGGTGGTGAAGTAAGTTTAGATCAAATAATGGGAATAATGGGTAGCAAATAATGGCTTATAGAATACCAAATAAAAATCCTATTGATGTTGGCTCAAGAGTAGCTATTGGAGTTTCTATACCTTTTAATACCCCTCAAGTATTCACTCAAACCTATACTACTCAAGATCAAATTAAATCTAATATTATTAATTATATTTTAACTGATAGAGGAGAAAGAGTATTTAACCCTACATTTGGTTCTGATATAAGAAGATCTTTATTTGAAAATATAACCCCAAATCTAATACAAACTCTCCAAATTACTTTACAAGAAGATCTATCAGCATTTTTCCCAAATGTGAACTTTTCAAGAATAGAAATAATACCTGACTCTGATTCAAATATAATTAATATAAGAATACAATATAGTATTTATAATAATCCTATATCTGAAATCAATATAACTTTATAACATATGGCTGATCAAAAAGTAAATATAAATTACTTAAATAAAGATTTTAATCAATTTAGGACATCCTTAGTTGATTATGCTAAAACATACTTCCCAACAGTATATAATGATTTCACTCCATCTTCACCAGGAATGATGTTTATGGAAATGTCCGCGTATATAGGTGATGTTTTATCATTTTATTTAGATAATCAAATACAAGAAACATTTTTACAATTTACCCGCCAGCAGAATAATTTATATAATCTAGCTTATACAATGGGCTATAGACCCAAAGTAACATCTGTAGCTACGGTGAATATAGATGTATACCAACAAGTCCCATCTAATGGTGGAAACCCAGATTATAACTATTCATTACAAGTCAAACCAAATGCTGTAGTCAAAACAGACGCAGGTGAGGGATATTTTTTAATTCAAGATACTATAGATTTTAGCTTTTCAAGCTCATCAGACCCTACTGAAGTTACATTATATAGAACCTCCCCAGACTATTATCTTTTAAGAAAAACTAGAAAAGCTATATCTGCTGAAATAAAGACAAATACATTTTCATTTGGTTCCCCACAAAAGTTCCAAACAATAGAAATTGGTGATTCTAATATTATAGGTATTTTAGACATAGTAGATAGTGATGGAAATACATGGTATGAAGTACCTTATTTAGCTCAAGAAACTATTTATGATACTATTAAAAATACTAATGTAAATAACCCTAATTTCTCATCAGATGAAGGTAATACTCCATATTTATTACAACTTAAAAAAGTACAACGCCGTTTTGTAACTCGATTTACTAATGAAACTACATTACAAATCCAATTTGGAGCAGGTACTAATACTTCAAATACTGATGAAGAAATCATCCCTAACCCAGATAATGTTGGTTTAGGATTACCATATAAACAATCAAAATTAAATACTGCTTTTTCACCTTCTAATTTTCTATATACAGATACTTATGGAATTTCTCCAAATAATACTACTTTAACTGTAAGATATTTAGTTGGAGGTGGATTACAATCAAATGTAGGAGGAGGAACTTTAACAGTTTTACCTAATAAAGATATAGATTTTGTATTTAACAATACAGGCTTAGATGAAGTAACAGCCCAATATATATTCAATAATATAGTAGTTGACAATCCATCAGCAGCTAGTGGAGGAGGCCCTGGAGACTCAGATGAAGACATTCGTGTTAAATCTTTAGGTACATTCATTACTCAACAACGAACAATAACAGCTGATGATTACCTAATTAGAGCTTTAAGTCTCCCCTCAGACTATGGGAATATAGCTAAAGCATATGTTGAACCAGAAAAAATATCCTCATTATTACCTGGAGAAACTCCCTCAGTTCTTAATATGTTTATTTTAGCTTATGATAGCGATAAAAAATTAATCACATCATCACCTGCTTTAAAACAAAATTTATCAACTTATTTATCACAATACAGAGTTATAAATGATTCTATTAAAATCAAAGATGCTTTTATCATCAATATAGGTATAGATTTTGAAATAACTGTTCTACCTCAATTCAATAATAATTTAGTACTAACCAATTGTATAACAGCTTTGCAAAATTATTTTAATATTGATAAGTGGCAAATAAATGAACCTATATTACTAAAAGATTTATTTATACTATTAGATAGAATAGAAGGAGTCCAAACTGTTAAAAATATCAATATAACCAACAATTCAGGAACACCATTAGGTTATTCTGCATTTTCATACGACATTGCTGGAGCAACTCAAGCTAATGTTATTTATCCAAGTTTAGATCCAATGATATTTGAAGTAAAATATCCCAATAGAGATATTAGAGGTAAAGTTGTAACTTTTTAATAATTTATATTTATTAATATATGGCTATATACAAATTATTCCCTACCAAAGACTCAACTATATATTCTAGATATCCTAACAAAAATACAGGATTAGACGAAATATTAGATGTAAGTATTGAAGATGCTACAAATAGTGGTAATACTCAAGCTAGTAGATTTTTAATTCAATTTTCTCAAACAGAAATACTAGATATTTTAACTAATAAAGTAGGTGGTTTATCTTGGAGTGCTTCATTTAATGCTTATTTAGCTTATGGAGATGGATTAAATATAGATACAACTTTAGAACTTTACCCAATCTCCCAGTCTTGGGAAATGGGAACAGGTAAATTTGCTTATTCTCCTGAATATACAAATGGTGTAAGTTGGGTTTATAGAGGAGCAGCCAATACAACAGCTTGGGCTACATCTTCATTTAACCCACGAGTAACAGCCTCTTATGGTAGTGAAGAAGGTGGAGGTACTTGGTTTACCGGCTCATCTAATACAAATATAGTACCTACGGTGACTGCGTCTCAAACGTTTAGTTACTTTGATGACTTCGATATTAATGTTGATGTTACTAATATAGTTAAAGCATGGACTAGTAGTTTAATTGAGAATAATGGTATTATAGTTAAACAAAAAGATGAATTTATTGATAGCTTAGAATACAATAATACCTTAAGATATTTTTCAAGAGATACCCATACTATATATCCCCCAAGCTTAGATATTAAATGGAGAGACTACATCTGGAATACAGGGTCGTCTACACAAACTATTCTAAACACATTACCAGTATTTGTAGATATAAATGAAAATCCTGGAATATTTTATCCTGAAAGCATAAACAGATTTAGAATTAATGCCAGGCCTGAATATCCAGATAGAATATATCAAACCGCATCATTATACACAGTAAACTATTATTTACCTACTTCTTCATATTATGCTATAAAAGACTTGGATACTAACGAGTTTATTATTAACTTTGATGAACAATTTACTCAATTAAGTGCTGATAGTAATAGCAGTTATTTTGACTTATATATGAATGGTTTACAACCTGAAAGATATTATACAATTTTAATTAAAACTACTATTGATGGTAGTACTTTAATATTTGACAATAATTATAGTTTTAAAATAATAAATGGCTGATTATCAATTAAATAAAACCCTATACCCTAGAAGTATATATGAGAATGTAATTGATACTTCATTTACTCAAAATACTCCTCCTCCTCCACTTGAAGACACAGTCAATATAGAGCAGTTTTTTGATTTATATAATAAACTATTCTACGATATACCTGTTGAAGGAGATATAAATTCTCATACCTATTTAGTTGAAACAAGTGGAGAATATATAAATATAGGCAATACAAATACTGATATACAAATATTATTAGATGAAATTACTTCTCTACAACAAGAAAATTTAGTATTAAACCAACGTATCCTAGAACTAGAAATCTCAGGATCAACAACTATATAAAATGGCTATAAATGTTACTCGCATATTTGCCCCTATTTCATATGATGATGCAGACATAGTATTATTAAATCCATCTGTAACTCAATCTGTTTTTAATCCATCTGAAAACTATATAGAATATACTATAGAAGCGATTGATGGCTCTTTTTCTACAACAGACTATAATTACAATAGATATTCATTTCCAAATATCGGAATCACATCAAATAATATTAGTGATATAATTATCAACCCTGAAAATGATATAACTAGTAATGGGTATGTTGGTGGAGAATATAATGTATACTATAATTTTTTAAAGAATGAATTAGGTTCCTTTAATGATCAAACATTCTTTATTAAAGAAATATCTACAGACAGAACAGAAGTAACTTTAGGATATACATCTGATGAAGCTATTACTTTAGCAAGTGTTGAAACTTTTAGAGATCAATTAAATTCTAATTTTGAATATTTTCAAGATTTCTATTTAAACTTTGGTAACAGAAATTTATCTGTAGCTAATAATATAGCGATCAATAATGAAACTCTAGATGTATTAGTTAATTTATATGAAGCTTTACCTTTAAATATTCAAGTTAAAAATACATTATGGATTGTAACACAAGTAGCTGATGAATTAGCATTTAATATTGAATTTACCCCCGATGTTATAGTCCCTACTATAACTACATTCCCATTAAATGGTCCTAATTTTAATTTACCTGTTAAAGACCAAACTAATAATTCAACGGGATTTGTAAATTATGAATCACTAATCACTAGTTCTTTATTATCAACCTCATATTCCCAATTAAATAATTTAGTATCATCATCCGGGATTCAAATAGGAGTTGATTATACTGATTTTTCAAATTTTATTCATTTTTCTTCCGCTGTAACTAGAATTAATAATTTTTACTATAAAAAACAATTAATTGATCAATATCAACAAGAAATTAATATTTTAAATAATATAACATCACTAGTTACTTCTAGTAATATATCTGTTTTAACAAATAAGATAAATTCCATTATTGAAAATTTTGATGGATATGAGTATTACTTGTACTATGGATCTGGATCTTGGTCTTACCCTAAATCCGACTCCACAGTTCCATACACATTATATCCTGCTGGAACTCCAGAAGTTATATCTTGGTTAGGAGATGCTGAGGAGTTAACAGGAATATTAGGAAGTGCTTCATTATATGATAGAAGTAATTTAGATTATTTATATAATACTGTTCCTAATTTTATACAAGAAGATCCATCAAATGATCCCTATAAAGTATTTGTAGAGATGGTTGCTCAATCTTATGATAATATTTGGATTTATTATAAAGATGTAACTAATAGATACAATGCTGATAACAGATTAGATTTTGGTATTTCTAAAGACTTAGTAGCTAACGCTTTAAAATCATTCGGAGTCAAATTATACCAAAATAATTTTTCAACAAATGACCTATATTCAGCATTTTTAGGATATGGAACAATAAATCCTGAAACAACAAATTCATTACCTGTAATAGCATACTCAGGCCAAGAATATATAGATAATTATATTACAGCATCTTATGATGCTTCAGTAATGCCTTTAGATGATATAAACAAAGAAATATATAAACGTTTATATCATAACTTACCTTATTTAGCTAAAACTAAAGGTACTATACCTGGTTTAAGAGCATTAATAAATTGTTTTGGTATTCCTGATACTATTTTAAGAATTAGTGAGTTTGGAGGTAGAGATAAAGATACTTCTACTTATGATTATTTTGATCAAAAATACAACTACGCGTTATATGTTACAGGCTCAGCAACAGGAACATATGTTCAAACTAACTTTCAATTATCATCATCATGGCAATCAATAAAACCTGAATCAATTCAATTTAGATTTAAACCTGATATAGATATTGATACTAATACTTCACAGAGTTTAGTTAGATTTGTTAAAGCAACTGTCCCTATCTATTCCCAATCCTTACTAACATTAGAATATACAGGATCAGGATTCACTAGTTCATCATACAGTGGTTCAACATATTCCTCATCATATGCTTATGCTAATCTAATATTTTACCCTAATCCAAATGATCTAACATTATCAGCTAGTATATATCAACCTTTCTTCAATGGAGATTGGTGGTCAATACAACTTGATAGGACTAGTGGTAGTAATGATATTTTTACTTTATATGCTGGTAGTAAAGGATATTACGATGGATATGATGGAAACCAAATATTATATTTAGATTCATCCTCAATAAGTGTACCAACATTAAATACACCATGGTCTGAATCGGCAACTGGAGGTAATATAACATATAGTATTCCAATCTCTTTAAATATAGGGAGCAAAACATTTACAGGCTATAATGGTTATTTACAAGAAATAAGATACTGGGTCAAAACAGGAAGTATAGAGTCATTTAAGGACTTTATAATGAATCCTCACTCTATAGATTATAATGGAGAAGAAAATGAATACGCTGACTATTTAGCTTTCAGAGCCCCATTAGGATCAGAACTAGACACTTTAATAACAGGAGTCCGAAATATGACCTCAGTCCACCCTAAAGTAACTGGGTCTTGGGACATAACAGGTTCATTTGTATCTGATTCAGATTATTCTATATTTGCAACAATTATAACTTCCTCAAACATAGAATCATTCTTCTATGACCAACCTATAGCAGGTATTAAAAATAGAGTAACAGATAAAATACAAATTGTATCTTCAAGTTACCCTACAGGAAGTGTATTATCACAATATCGTTCTTTAGAACAAACATATCCAACTTTAGGTAGTGAAACTCCTGATATCAACTTATTAGAAGTAGCATTTTCACCTCAAAATGAAATTAATGATGATATTATTAGCTCATTAGGATATTTTAATATAGGAGAATATATTGGTGATCCAAGAAATGTCTCTTCTAGAGATGTTACTTATCCTGATTTAGTTAATTTAGGTAATGATTTTTTCCAAAAATACTTTGCCTCATATAATTTATTTGATTATATAAGATTAATTAAATATTTTGATAATTCATTATTTAAAATGCTCCAAGACTTTGTTCCTGCAAGAACAAGTTTAGCATCAGGTGTAGTTATTAAACAACATTTATTAGAAAGAAATAAATATCCTCAACCTTTAGTTGAATGGGAAGATGTTACTTATAGTGGGTCTATAACTACCGCTTTTATAGATGGTGGAACAGGTGGAACATTTGACTCATACAATTTTACAGGATCAGTTATTCCTCCTACATTTATTAATAATACTCAATCATGGTTAGAACCAAATAAAACACCATATGGATTAGCGTATATTAGTCATTCAACTCAAGATGAATTTTATAATGGAGAATTGCCTGGGACTGAATTAGTAGTCGAAGATGGAGAGTTAAATGAAGCTAATACATACAAGCATCCATCAACTAGATTAATTTATTATGATCCGACTTTATATATTAGTAATGTAACTAATGAAGCTACATTTACTAATTTTAATACGTCCCCAAATCCTGGAGAGATATATCTATGGTGGGATAGTGGTAGTTTAACTAATCCTGGAAATACACGCTATGTTAAACCTACCCCAATCGAGGTAAGATCATATGGGGGGAGAACAGCAGCTAATTTTATTGTTAATAGAACCAATGGAGTTAAATATATTAAAATTCATAGTGTAGACTCTGGAGGATTAGACCAATCTAATTATCTTAGAAATATCCAAAACCTAACACTCAAATACCCAGACAGATCAGATGTAATATATCCTGTAGTAGGAATACAAGAATTAAGTTCTTATTTTTTATATAGTATAGGCCCATACGCCCCAGGAAGTATGACTAATTTCAATACTTCATCAGCAGGAGATGTTAGAAATTATAATTTCTCAGGTTCAAGAGCAGGCTCTATAACAGTACCAGCTAATGATGTTGGAATATTAGGAAATGGTAGTAATACTTTAACTTCTCCAACTTATGACTCAAATTATATTAGTTTTGATAATGGAGGAACAGGTTACTTAGAATGGATAAATAAAACTCCTAACCCATTATTAACTGTTACAATGACATCTTCTATTTCTCCTTCAGCTGGATCTATTGTAACTCTAGTATGCTCAAAAATCAGTGCTTTAGGAGGCCCAGTCCAATCTTTTAATATTACATCATCACTTATAGCTTCTCCAACTACAATATCTGGATCAATTACTATACCTAATACATCTATAGGCGATCAATTCCAATTTTTTATAAATAATACTACTTTTTTAGGAGCAACTTTAACTTGTACCAATACAAGTCTAACAATTACTCAATCTCCTACAGAATTTAATGGTTCATCATCACTAACTATAATAGACCCATATGTAGAAAATTTTGATTACAATGAATATAATGCATTATTAAATAATGTTGATATTCCAAGACCATCAACATATTTTATGGATGTAGATTATTCACAAAATCCCGTGATTCCTGTGAATCAATCTATTATATTAAGTGGAAGCGCGAACAAAGCCCCAGTACCTGATTCTAACTATACTTCAAAATCTTGGAGTAATATTAGATATAATGGCACTAAATATACTTCAATCAAACCCAGTTTTTAAATACTATGAGCATTACACCTAATTTAAATGACCCCAATTACTTTTTAGCAGGAAACTCAGTCACTGGAGATTTTAATACTTTATCTGAGGATGACTCGGGAATAGGTATTATACCCGCAGCAGAACAAAATTCAACATATGTAGCATATATAGAAGCAGTCGGTAATACTAGTCCTGAAATTATAAATCAAACAGGCTATTTTGTAAAATATTTAATAGATGATCAAGGAAATGTTACTACAGTATCCCCAAATAGTACAGCTTTATATAATCTAAGAAATATATTTCCTGAAGGATCAACTGCTATTATGGATTCACCTACTGCTACTTCTGTATTAGCTTCCTTAGTAGGAGAACATACTGTAACTGATGTTGGTAGCATCCAGCCTTTACTAATAACAGAAAATGGTTCCCAAAAGACAGATTATGAACTAACAATGAGTTTTGTCCCATATCGATCAAATCAATTACTCCCTGCTCCAGGAGAAGAACCTACAGATTTTTCTTTTAGGATAGACACAGGGCCTTTATTTGTATACTCAGAAAATTTCCCTGTTCCACTGCAGGCTAATAGTTTATCTCCTTTTGTTTCATCTGACCCAGCAGGAGGTTGGGTTAATAGAGTAAGTAATAGTTCATCATATGAGTATAGTGAAGATTTAGCTAATGTTGGAACAACAGTATCTTTTAAAGCAAGACTAGGAGGTCAATTTTTTGGCGAACAACTACAACAATGGTATGCCTGGCAGATCCAAACATCTGACGATGAAGGAGTTACTTGGAAGAGCATTCCTTGGAAAGAAATAACATATACTAATACTGGGAATTCTTATTTTAATAGTAACTGTGTAATTACTACAGAACTACCTACAGCTACTACTGCATATACAGACAATACAGATAATATCCCTTCTTTCCCTATAAATTTCTCAGATGAGAGTTATGATATCTCTCAACCTGCTAATGTATTACAATTCTATTCTAGACTTAATACTGGAGGAGTAGCTAACCAAATTCCATCAGCTTATTACATGGTAGATGGAATTACAGATGATTATACTTTTGTTCAAGGAGCCTGGGTTCGACTAGTATGGGCGTGTCGACTCCCTGGACCTGATCCTGGATTTGGAACAGCAGATATAAATAAAATATCATCAGTATTTTACTCATTTATTAATGAAACAGTATTAACTAAAGTTACTGCTTCTTATTTTGATTTTATACAAAATGTTAATAACCAAGATAAACCCCAGTGGGTAACAGCATCATTAGAATTATCTAATGTTTTACAAGTTAATCAAATTCAAATTACTCCATCAGCCTCTTCTGCTTGGAATTTTGCAAACATAGTATACCCAGCTAATATTCAACCTGGTGATTATATCCGCTTTGAATACAACCCTAAATTTATGAGTAAAATATATGAAATAAATAATTTAGATGATGGTAGATATGCTTTTAAAGTATATCCTCCATTCCCATCAGGAGTAGAAACAGACCATTTTTGTATATTTAGAATGGAAAATAATGGTAAAACAGTAACTCTAAATACCATTAAACCTCCTGGAGGCCAAGTATCTGGAATTCTAAGACCAAAAAACATATCAGAAGAATTTAAAATTAAAATACCAAATATAGTTGATAGACTAAAAACAGACGGACTTATAGAATAAAAACATAAATTTAATATATTTATAAAAAGACAATAATAAAAATATGGGATATTTAAATAATCAAATAGTAACAGTAGATGCTATTTTAACTAAAAAAGGAAGAGAATTGTTAGCACGCAATGATGGCTCTTTTAGAATTACACAATTTTCATTTGCCGATGATGAGATTGATTATACACTTTATAATCCTTTTAATCCTTCTGGATCAGCATACTATGGTCAAGCAATTGAAAATATGCCTTTATTAGAAGCATTTCCAGATGAAACACAAATAATGAAGTATAAACTCACTACATTACCTCGTGGTACAGCTAAAATGCCTATTATTAATATTGGTTATACCACTATTACATTAAAACAGGGAGCTTCATTATCAATCACTCCACAAACCTTAAACTATATAGGTGGAACCAACACCTTTGAAGCCTCAGGTTATAATTTCACTATTGGTGATGTTAGAACAATGAGTGTATTTAATGGAGTAGGTATTAATACAGACCAAGCTACATCTTTAAACTCAACAACTACTCTTGGAACTAATGTATCTAAAACAGTAATTGGTACTACATTAAACATGACTGGTACTACAATCAATACTTTATTTGGAACAGCTACTCAATTACAAACTCTTTTAATTGTTGAAGGTAGAGATAGCGGAGCAAGAGTAACCATCCCAGTTAATGTAACAAAAGTTAGCTAATAAAAATATTTAAAATAATATGTCATTTAAAACATTAGACCCTCAAGATTTCCTAGTAAGTGCTGATAGTATAACAGCTCCATGTTGGACCGATTATAATCCAACATTAACAGCTTTATATACTTCTTCAACCCAAGTTAACAGTACATCCGGAAATTACTATCTAAACATATACAATTTAGACCCAGATACTAACCCAACATCGACTGAACTACAATTTAATATAGCATTTGGTAACAAAAATGGATCAGGATCATTTGCTTATAACCCAGTTTATTCATATCTTTCACCAACAAGTACAGTATACAGACAATGGAGAAATTTAGTTTGGGGAGATGAAAATACAGATTTTACTTTTGGTGGAGTAATCCCAACTAACCAAAGTATTTATGTTTTAGCTATTGATAGATCTAAATATAAACAATCTTTATTCCCAGGTAGTTTAAATTTAGCTATATCAGGTAGTACTTTAGAACTAGATTTAACCGATAATAGTGGAGATACATCAATTATAACATATTGTGATGCTGGAAGAATATTCCAAGTAGTCTCAGGAAGTAATGGAAGAGCTACTAATAGTAATGTAACAGGCCAAGTAAACCCAGGTATGACTATATCTGGGTCATATGGATTATTCCTCCCAGACATTGGAGCTATAATCCTAAATGCTGCTGCTCTAGATTTACCAGTTAATAGAGGAGGCATTGTATTAGGTACACAATATAGCTCTGATAATAATAATAATAATGCCGTCAAATTATACACAGCTATGAATCGTGTTGGTGGTCCGGGAACATCATCATTTACTTTAAACTCACAAGAAACAATAACATCTGATTTTATATTTTGTAGAGCAAGAAATGCTGAGTTTAATTATAGTGAAAATCCAAGTTTTATCTCAGGTAGTACAGGAGCTGTATTATATGATTCATTTGTAACTAACCCACAAACATATATTACAACAGTTGGAATGTATAATGATTCAAATGAATTATTAGCAGTGGCTAAATTATCTAAACCACTTAAGAAAGACTTTACTAAGGAAGCATTAATACGTGTTAAATTAGATTTTTAATGAATGGGTGCATTCAAACAATTTTTAAGCACAGATGTAACTCCT